GACGATTTAGCCGAAGCCTACCAAGGCAGACACGGCCTAATCGGGCCGATTACGCTTCATTCGGCTAAGAAAACGACCAATGTTGTCGAGTTTCTCGAAGATTCGATGAAAGATGTCGAAGATCTTCGTTATAAAGTCTGTGAAAAGGACGATACGGCGATCCAGAACATTATCGACGAAATTGTTGGGTTATACCTGAAAACCCTGTATAAATTGAGGTTTTTGGCATGACCCTTGTAGCCTCGCAGACCTATTTTGGTAAAAATGAACCGTTTAATTTGCAGGTTTCGCGCGGGCAAATCCCAAATCATCGGTCAGTTACTGTCTTTGGCTATAACGGCGACGTAGATACGTCTGAAGAGACAATTTGGCCGCAGGGCGGTATTTTATCTTATCCTTCTGCCGCGCTTCAGATGAAAGTAAGCTCCAGCAACGCGAATGATACATCTAACGGCACTGGCGCACGCACGGTCTTAATATCTGGCTTGGTTTCAGACTACACAGAAACGTCAGAAACGGTCACACTTAACGGCCAAACAGCCGTTACAACCACAACGGCTTTCCTGCGTATCAATAACGCATATGTATTGACGGCAGGGTCAAGCAACAGCGCTGAAGGCAACATTTATATTGGCACCGGCACTGTTACGGCGGGTGTTCCGGCGACCATCTATGACGTCATACAATTTGATTACAACGCTAGAGTCACGGGCAGCTATACGATCCCTGCAAATTACACAGCGTATCTCGTATCTGGATCATTATCTACCGCGCAAGCCTCTGGATCTACGGCAGTAACGGGCCGATTAATCGCTATCGGATTAAATAATATACGAACAACTTCTGCCGTTGTGTCTTTGAATAACGGTTTTGCGCCGTATGATTTTGTTAACCCTATCGCCATACCTGAAAAGACAACCGTTGAAGCGGCCGCTTTTGGCGCAGGCCCAAATAATATTATATCTTCTTACTTCAACTTTACGTTGATTAAGAACACAACGCTCTGAGGTTGGTCTTTATCTAAAAATCTTGTATAAATTGAAATTCCTAGCGTAAGGACGCAAAAATGGGTCTCAAATCAACTACGGTATGCCTTGGCTACCAGCAATACACATCGCTTAGTTCCGCGACTGGCTTGTCTAATATCCCTCAAGGCGCTACTTTAGCGCTTATTGTGCCGGAAACTCAAGGCGTTCGTTGGCGCGATGATGGAACCGATCCTACCGCATCTGTCGGTATGCCTGTCGCAGCCGGATCTTATCTGAGCTATGACGGCGATTTAAATCGCATCAAGTTTATAGAACAGACTGCCAGCGCTAAGATCAATGTAAGTTACTACGCATGATTCGTATTAGGGACGCTTCAACGGTAGAAATAGCTATCAGTGACCGCCTTGCTTCATGGGACGCAGGAACCGGCCCTATTATTATTGAGTTATCGGAAAGCACTCCTACGCCCCCAGGCATTACAAATGGAATCTTATTAGAAGACCTAGTAAGTTTTCTTATGATGGAAGACACGACCAGCTATTTGCTGCAAGAGGCTTAAAATGGCGAATACATCAATTTCTAACCTCTCAGCGGGCGCGGCAGTTTCTGCTACAGATCTTGTGCCGAATGTCCAAACTGTTGGCGTTGGCCCCGTCAAGACTACAGCGGCTCAACTAAAAACATTTATGTCGGCAAGCCCTACTCTTGTTACGCCCGCACTTGGAACGCCCGCATCAGGTAACTTTTCTACCGGCACATTTACTTGGCCGACATTCAACCAGAATACATCTGGCACAGCCGCAGGTCTTTCAGCGACGCTAGTTGTCGGTTCTGGGGGAACTGGAACAGCTACGGCTTTTACTACAGGCTCCGTTATTTTCGCTGGCGCAAGCGGGGTTTATTCCCAAAATAACAGCGGGTTATTTTGGGATAATACAAATTCAAGATTAGGTATTGGAACGGCATCGCCAGGATTTGGTTTTGTGGTTAGATCTGCGACAAACGTAAACCCTCTTGTCTTGTTTGCAGGCCCATCAACAGGATTTCGTGTAGGAGTCGCGGCTTCTGCGGCTACTTTTGAGGCTGTAGATACAACTGGAACTGCAAGTTATCAACCACTGAACATAAATGGCTCTACAGTTTCAATTCAAACTGGTGGCACCGCGCGAGTGGATTTTGATGCATCTGGTAATGTTGCCATCAGAAATATCGCAACATTAGCTTCTGCGGTTGCAACGCCCGCTGGAGGATCTACCTCCGCTAGATTATTACTAGGAACTACGGCTGGCTTTGGCATATATTATGGGTCTGGATTGCCAACGGTTTCCGCCGCGCAAGGATCCATATACATTAGAAGTGATGGTTCTTCTACATCTACAAGGCTATATGTAAATACGAATGGCTCCACAACATGGACGAATTTTACATCTGCGGCCTAAATAGCCCTATTAAATGGATGATCTACTAATGGCTGTTACATATTCATGGGAAATTTCCCAACTTGAATGTTACCCTACGCATGAGGGCAAAACGAATGTTGTGTCTGCTATTCATTGGTGCAGGCAAGCTATTGATGGCAGTTACATTGCCGCTATAGGTGGTATTGAGTCCATAGATTTTGATTCTACTGCGCCCTTTACTCCGTATGAGAATCTAACGAAAAATCAAGTTGAAAAATGGCTGGAAAATTCATTTGGAAACGCGAAAATTGCAGCATTAGATGAAGGGCTTAATAATAATATAAATCGCCAAATGAACCCGCTTCCTTCCTTGCCTTGGTAAGACTATGTTTACCGACGAAGATTTGAATATGCTTATTCAGATACTTGATTTTGCGGTCAAATCGGGTGGATTAGCTGTTGCTGAACGCGCGATGCCCTTGGCGGTAAAAATAAACGCTGAACTTGTTGCACGTCAACCTGTTGACGATCAAGAAGATAAAGCGTAATTTAATGTTACCGACTAGCCGGATAGCTAGGATGATAGGAGGTCGCGTGAGCGACGAAGACGTTGCTACAGCGGAGATAAGCACCGCGTCAGAGTTGGAAGCTACGGTGGCCCCAACGACTGAGGAAACCAAACCGGAAGAACAGCCGTCCGAGAAGTTGTTCACTCAACAAGAGCTGGACAAACTTATCGACAAACGGTTTCGCAAAGAGAAGCTAGACGCGGCTAAAGCAGCCCAGGAGTTAGCTCGACTTCAGGCAGAATTGCAGGCCAGAACTGCAAATCCGCCAGCGCCAGATGACTTTGAGAACGCTCATGCTTATGCGGAAGCATTAGCAGAGCAAAAAGCTCAACACCTTCTGTTGCGTAAAGAGGAAGAGCGGCAACAAGCGGCTGCGCTTGAGGCATATAGAGAGCGTGAAGAGGAAGCGCGCGAAAAATACGATGACTTTGAACAAGTTGCGTATAACGAGCACCTCCCCATAACGAACGATATGGCTCAAGTCATTCAGGCTTCAGACATCGGCCCCGAAGTGATTTATCACTTAGGATCTAACCCGAAGGAAGCCCATCGAATAGCCAAGTTACCGCCGATCTTGCAGGCAAGAGAAATCGGGCGAATCGAAGCCAAATTGGCCGCTGATCCACCGACTAAACGCACTTCAACTGCGCCAGCTCCGCTTGCTCCTGTCACGGCTACTCGGTCAAGTTCCGGCCCAAGATATGATACGACAGATCCTAGATCTATCAAGGATATGACGACATCTCAATGGATCGAAAACGAACGGTTGCGACAGATCAAGAAGTGGGAAGCGCAAAACCGTAGGTAATTAGGTTATGTCAAACTCAATTTTAACAATTGACATGATCACAAGGAAGGCGCTCGAGATCCTCGAGAACTCCCTTGTGCTCACCCGCACTGTAAACCGTCAGTATGACGACTCTTTCGCTGTAGAAGGCGCTAAGATCGGCTCGACACTCCGCATCCGTCTTCCTGACCGCGCATTGGTTACGGACGGCGCTGCCCTTCAGGTTCAGGACGACAACGAGCAATACACCACGCTCACTGTCTCCAGCCAGAAGCACATCGGCGTGAACTTCACGACTGCCGAACTGACCATGCAGTTGGACGACTTTGCTGAACGTGTTCTGAAGCCTCGTATTTCGCAGCTCGCGTCTTCTATCGACGCAGACGTTGCGAACAGCTTTAAATACATCGGCAACTCAGTCGGCACCCCAGGCACCACGCCTGCCACGTCGCTCGTCCTGTTGCAGGCTCAACAGAAGCTCAACGAGAACGCTGCGGTCATGCAGCCTCGTTATGCTACCGTCAATCCAGCCGCTAACGCTGCGTTGATCGAAGGCATGAAAGGTCTGTTTAACCCTGTTTCAGCTATCTCGAAGCAGTTCAAGAACGGCATGTTTGGTGAAGGCATTCTCGGCTACGACGAGCTGAATATGTCTCAGTCAATCAAGCAGTTCACGACTGGCTCGCGCGCTGGCACCGTTACGGTTAGCACGACCGTTACCGCTGAAGGCTCAACCAGCATCGTTCTGACGGGCCTCGGCTCAACGACGATCAAAGCTGGCGACGTGTTCACCATCGGTAGCGTCTTCGCTGTCAACCCACAGACCCGTGAGTCAACCGGCTCGCTCTATCAGTTCGTTGCTCTTGCTGACGTTACGGCGTCAACGACCGCTACGGTCACTGTTCCTGCGATGTATTCGGCTTCTCAGGCTCTTGCTACGGTTGACGCTCTGCCGGTTTCCGGCGCGGCTGTCACGTTCCTCGGCGCTGCTTCCACGCAGTATCCACAGAACTTGATCTATCACCGTGACGCAATCAGCTTCGCTACCGCCGATCTCTTGCTTCCGCAGGGCGTCGATATGGCAAGCCGTCAAGTCCACAATGGCATCAGCTTACGTGTTGTTCGTCAGTATGACATCAACAACGACCGTCTGCCTTGCCGTATTGACGTGCTCTATGGCTACAGCGTGATTCGTCCGCAGATGGCCGTTCGCCTTTGGGGCTAATTAGGTGGGCCTTTAGGCCCATCTTTTTTCCTATCTTTTTTGGAGTTTAACCCATGACAACTACTCAGAACGCGGCTTATCCGCTTGAGACGTTTGGCCCTTACGGCGCTATTCCGCAAGGCACAGGCGGCTATCAGTTTTCGGCAGGCAATCTAACTGAGCCTCTTATCTCCCCGCAGCCAGCTCCCGACGCGCTCTCCGGCGCGACTGTTACGGTAACTGTTGGCAATCTTGCCAATGGCATCGTAACGATGGATTCCGGCGGCACGGACGCTGGCACCTACACGTTCCCAACAGGCGCGTTGATCGACGCGGCTTTCCCAAGCCTTAAAGTTAACTCAGCTTTTGACGTTAGCTTCATCAATATCGGTGACAACGCCGCGAATGATGTGACGTTTGGCGCGGGCACGGGCAACACCATTGTAGGCAACGCGGTCGTTCAGGACGGCGCTACAACGACGGCCAATACATCGGCTATCTTCCGTTTCCGTAAAACCGGCACGGCTGCATATTCGATCTATCGCATCGCGTAATTAGGGTGGGCGCAAGCCCACTCTTCTCTTTTTAGAGGACATTCCTATGCCAAACACCAAAGCGGTTGGTGTTGCTTTTTCTGATCCTGAACTCGTAGCTGGCACAACCATTACGGGCGCAACGATCAGTGGCGGCACTATCTCTGGCGCTACATCAGTCAGCGCAAGCGACATAACCACGACGGGCGGTCTTTATTTAAAGACGGCTACTGTAGCTGCGACTGGCTCGACACAAGCTGACGCCGCTTCAATATCAGATGGTCTTACGCTTGTGACAGCGGCAGACGCCACTAAAGGCGTTAAACTTCCAGCGGCTATCGCGGGTCGCACGGTCATCATTAAAAATGGCGCTAATGCTGTTTTGAAGGTATGGCCTGCCACGGGCGACGGCATCAATGCAATCACGGTTGATTCCAACTATGTGCTTGCAGCTAATACTTCTTCGTTGCTCATCGCTTATGATGCGACGACTTGGTATTCTGTTCCGCTACTTGCTTCTTAATTTATATAGCGGCCTACGGGCCGCTGTATTTTTATAGAAAGATATTTAATGGCTGTCATTTACTTGCGTCACCCTATTCATGGTGTAAAAGTCGCCTCTATGGATTTAGAAGCTGACGCTGATATTGAAAACGGCTGGGAACGATTTGACCCTGAACAGGTGACGCCACAGGTAGACAATGCTATAGTCCGCCGACGCTCGCGCAATATGAAGGTTGACAATGAAGAAGCTGTTAATTTTAATTCTAACGCTGATCTCAACTAGCCTTCAGGCGCAAACTTATACTCAAATGCAATGGGGGATGGATAAGACCGTCAACCCATATAATTTTGGCGTCAACATTAATAATGCTTGGTATAATTTAGGTTCAATTAGCAGCTCTGGCGTTTGGGTTTTAAGTGACCAATCGCAAATGCGAATTTTGAGATCTACAATATCAACAACTACGATCCCGGCTTCAGTTACAAGTTTTGTTACGAGCGGATATTATGCGGTTGGCGATAAAGGTAACAATTGCCGATATTCTGTTGGCACAAGCACAGGCGCAGGCGCGGTTCAATCGCTTGACGGCAGATATTGGAAGCTAGTTGATGACGGTAAAGGTTTGTCGATAGGTTGTTTTGGCGCTAAAGTAGACGGTGTTACGGACGATACTGTTGCGACGCAAGCGGCTGTAACTGCGGGTATTTCTAAAGTAATTATCCCAAATGGCATTACCGTTCTTGATACTGTAAATCTTCAGGAAAATTCTACCGTTCAGTGTGAGTCATTTAACGGCGCGTCGATAATAAATAAAGCTAATACATCTGTGCCTATGAACGCCACTAATGTTTCAGCTATACGAAACGTAACAATTAGAGACTGCGCGTTTTATAGCGTCGGCGGCGTTAGGGCGGCGTCTTTTGTCGTATTTAATAATTGCCGAAATTGTATTTTAGACCATTGGGTAGCTAATTCAGGTGCAAATTCGGTTTTTGTTAACGGCCCTAACTCGACACAGATAACTATTACTAATGGCGTTAGTTTTGACGCTTTGAACGACCACATAACTGTTCAGACTGGTAATGGATCAATTGTCTTAAATAATAATATTCTTATATCCTCTACTAATGGTCAGCCAACAATTTCTGGTTTGCATGTGCTTAGTTCTAGGGGCTTATATGTAGTTAACACTCAGATCATAAATACAAACATAGGTTTGTTGATTACCCCTGGTAACGGGCAAGTTGTCGAGTGGAGCACTTATGTAAATATGGCCGTTGACGGCAATGATTTTGATGGTATTCGCATACAGCCTGTGGGAACTGGACAAGTAAACGGATTGCGGTTCACATCACAATGGGCGTCAAGTAACGGCCTTAACGGAGTCCTTCTTAGCTGTTCTGCGGGCGGAACAATCTCAAATATCACGTTTCAGGGATTACAAGCAGTTGTAAACAGACAATATGGCGTTTTTCTTGGGTGCGGCAACGGTCATATAATTGATGGGGCTCAGATACAAAGCAACAGTGTTTTGGCCCCTGGATCGTATGATGGCGTTGGTGTAGCGGCAAATGTCAGTAATTGGCAGATAAATAACACTAATTTTGGCCCTGTTACAGGATATACAGGGACGCAACGATATGGAATCAATATTGCGGCAGGCGCAAATTACTATAAAATTATCAGTAATGATTTTACTAGTGGTTACGTTACTGCGGCCATAAATGATCTGGCTAACGGTTCAGACAGAATTTTGTTGGGCAATAGCCCGAACACATTCGATGTCTTGATGAAGTTAGCAATTGGCGGCGCTACCAGTGGTTCAGCTTCAATTGTAGCCCAAGCTGTAGCAAGCACGCCAACTCTTACGCTCCCAAATACAAGCGGGACGTTTGCCGTCAATGCTTCTTCTCCATTGATTCTTAGCCTGACAACAGGTGCTTTAACTTGCCCGACCTGCGTGACTTCATCTGGCGGTGGCGCAATTACTGGCACCGCTCCAGTTGTTGTATCAGCGGCAGGAGCGGTATCAATCACGGGCGCGGCGGGACAAGTTCTTGCTGGCGCTGGGCCTGCATTTACGGCTACGCCTACTATATCCTCAGTTATAATAGGAGGCACAGTTCCTACGGCGGCAGGATCGGGTGGCACCTGTGCGACAGGCACAGTTGCCGGTGGAGCAACGGCTGGCACAGTAGCCTTAACAGCGGCTTGCGCCAGTACAAATACATTAGCTCTGACGGCAATGCCAACCGCGCCTACAGGGTATGTCTGCGATGCAGCGGATAGAACAACTAGCGTTCTTAACCTTGTTCAATCGGCCACTTCGACAACAAGCGCTACGTTCACGTTTAACGCGACGACTGGCGCTACGGACGTTATTCAGTATAAATGCGTGGCGTATTAAATGATAACAACGGTTAGCAGACAAAAGTTTTTGGCCGCTATATCTAATAATAGCGATATGTATGCTACTTTTGATGGGCTGACCGCTGACGCAAATAACCCCGCATGGACTGAATTTTACTCAGCGCAATACATAAGCTATCAAGACCCCTTATATCAATCTACTCAAATGGCATTAGGTCTCACATCGGATCAAATGCTCACTTTGTTTCAAGAAGCGGTAGCACTCTGATGACGACAGTTACACGCCAACAGTATTTTACCGCTCTCGCCCAAATGGGCGATATGAACGCATTATATCAATCTATCCCAATGGATCCCGATGATGCGGCATGGGTAGAGTTTTGGACGGCGGAATATGTAGTTTCTGGAGACAGTTTAGCTGTTTTGACACAATCTGCATTAGGTTGGTCTGACGGCCAGATGATCGCACTATTTAATGCGGCGGCGGCAGTCCCGCTTCCGCCTGTTCCTAGCACATCAAATACAGTCACCGCGTCTGTCGGTAGTCTAATAAATGGTTCTTTACGGTTATTAGGCGTCTTAGCTGAAGGTGAAACACCATCCGCTGAGACAGCGAATGATGCGCTATTTGCATTTCAACAGATGGTTGATAGCTGGAATACAGAACGGCTTGCGGTGTTTTCAACACAAGACCAAGTGTTCAATTGGCCCGCTGGGGTTCTTAGCCGGACTCTTGGCCCTTCTGGCGATTTCGTCGGCAATCGACCCGTTTTATTTGACGATGCGACTTATTTTCGAGATCCACAAACTAATGTTTCTTATGGCATTAAGATTATCAATCAACAGCAATATGATGGTATCGCTGTAAAGACGGTAACATCTACATATCCGCAAGTTATTTGGGTTAACATGACTTACCCAAATATAGAGATGTATGTTTATCCAAAACCATTACGGCTTTTAGAATGGCATATCATTTCCGTAGAGGAACTTACAAAACCAGCCAATCTTAGCACGACACTGGCGTTTCCTCCTGGGTATCTTCGGGCAATGCGCTACAATTTAGCTTGCGAACTGGCTCCTGAGTTTGGCGTTGAGCCTTCGGGGCAGGTGCAACGAATTGCTATGTATAGCAAGCGCAATCTTAAACGTATTAATAATCCAGACGACATTATGGCTCTGCCTTATAGCATCGTTGGCACACGTCAGCGCTATAACATCTATGCGGGCAATTACTAATGAAGACGCCGATCTTAGGCAGCTCATATGTAACTAGAAGCCCTAACGCGGCGGACAGCCGCATGGTCAATCTTTTTCCTGAAGTTGTGCCCGAAGGTGGCAAAGAGGCCGCATGGCTTCAACGTGCGCCAGGGCTTCGGCTTCTTGCTACTTTAGGCTCCGGCCCTGTGCGCGGGCTTTGGACATTTAATGGAAAAGGATATGCTGTATCGGGAAATACTCTTTACCAGATAGATGATACTTGGACAGCAACAAGTAAAGGAAACATAGCGGGAACTGGTCAAGTCACAATGACTGACAACGGCACGCAAATGTTTATCGCTGCAAATCTATTTGGGTATATTTACAACAGTAATACTGATGTATTAACACAACTTACCACTGATTTTTATGGCGCTGTTGGCTGCGGTTTTCTTGACGGTTGGTTTGTCTATAACCAACCTGACAGTCAAATCTTTTGGGTTTTAGATTCAACAGGCACAACAATTGACCCACTTTACTTTGCCAGCGCTGAAGGCTCCCCCGACAACCTTGTAACGCTGATCGTAGACCACCGCGAAATTTGGTTATTTGGCACCAATTCCGTTGAAGTTTGGTATGACGCTGGGTTGCCTGACTTTCCTATGTCACGCATCCAAGGTGCGTTTAACGAAATCGGTTGTCTCGCCGCCTATTCAGTTGCCAAACTTGATAACGGTCTATTTTGGCTTGGCGCAGACGCGCGCGGTAATGGTATCGTCTATCGGTCGAAAGGTTACTCCGGCGAACGCGTATCGACTCATGCGGTCGAATGGCAAATTCAACAATACCAAACATTATCAGACGCCGTTGGCTATACTTATCAGCAAGACGGCCATAGCTTTTATGTTCTAAATTTTCCGACTGCCAATACGACATGGGTTTATGACGTAGCAACGGGTGCATGGCATGAGCGCGCTGGCTGGGAAAATGACGCTTTTACGCGCCATCGCGGCAATTGCCAAATGAATTTCAATAATGAGATTGTGATAGGAGACTATGTTTCCGGCGGCCTATACGCATATGACTTGAATGTTTATACAGAAGCTGGTGGTATCCAAAAATGGCTGCGGTCTTGGCGCGCGTTGCCTACAGGTCAAAATGATTTAAATCGCACAACGCAACAT